GGTTCTGCTACGAAGCCATCCGGCTTTGGGGTATGGACATCGGTGTGGTGGACAGAATCCTGATGAACTTCAACCGCACGGCGGGGCTGTTCCGTTCCATCCTGTACACGAAACTGTTTGCCGTCCTACTGCTTGCCTTGTCCTGTCTGGGGACAAAGGGCGTGAAGGGCGAGAAAATCACTTGGGGACGAATCTGGACGGCTCTTGCCGCCGGCTTCGTGCTGTTCTTCTTCAACTGGTGGATACTGGCTTTGCCTCTACCGATAGAGGCGGTAACAGGGCTGTATATTCTGACCGT